CTTATTTTTGTCAGACAACCAGTCAGTGCGCAAGATACCAACGTCGCAGCGTTTATCGATCTATTGAAAACACTGGCAATTTTCTTGACTGGTTCATTGGGCGGCGTACTTGCTGGAAACGGACTGAAATCCAAGCCGAAGCCTGCAGACACGCCGACAAACACGCAAGGTTCTTGACCGCGCGCCGATCATGCGTCACCCTGAGTTCAGGTGGTAGCCCTACCGCCAAGAATCGGGAGAATTCAAAATGGTACTTGATCTATTAGACCCGCAAACGTTGGGTCGTTTATCGCTTGTCGTCATTCTTATGGTGATTTCAGCCGCTGCGGGATACGCAAAAGGCTTCAAAGAAGGCAAGCGCGAAGGCATGGCACGACGTAAATCAATGATTCGTCACGCGGTAAATAAGGGGGTCAACTAATGGCTGGCTTCCTGGACAATTACGAGGACGTTGCAGCAAGAATCAAACGTTTTTGGGAAACACACCCGTCAGGGCGTATTGAAAACAACATCATTGAATTTAACGCTGAAAAGGGTTTCATTCTAGTTCAGACCCTAATCTTCAAAGAGTACGAGGACGAAAAGCCGTCGGCGATCGATTACGCATTCGGCAACGTGGCAACCTACAACGTACAAATGAAAAAGTTTTTTGTTGAAGATACGGTCACGTCCAGCATTGGACGTTGCATTGGTTTGTTGCTGGGTACGGATAAACGCCCAACCCGTCAAGACATGGAGAAGGTTGAAACGATCAGCACGACGGTTGCCAAATCGACGGCTGACGATTATGACCCTTGGTCAAAGAAGTTCGGCGACGTGCCTAGTTTCAAAACCGCAGCTGAAGCCGAACAGTCAGGCATTCCGTCATTAGGTTCATCGATGGACGAAATCGCCAAAACCCTGGGCGGGCAATTGGTTGAAGAAGCACCGCAATGCAACCACGGTCACCGCATTTGGAAGCAAGCCCACGAAGGCGCACCAAAAAATTGGGGCGGGTACTTTTGCACTGAACGCACAAAAGCAACGCAATGCGCGCTGACTGGTTGTGTGACAAAAATAAGTGCGTAGGTAATTCCCAGGGTGACGATCAAAAACACCGCTGCAAGGGTTGAACCAATTATCAAAATCAGCTGCGCGTGGATTTCTTCGGGCGACTTACGGCGTGCTGGTCTGTTTCGATTCAATTCCAAGTAGGTCGTCAGTGCATGTTCCAGTGGGGAGACATTGCGGTTTTTGGCAATGCGCTTTTGACCAGTTGTCGAATTCTTGGCATTCATAACGTGTCCAACCTTGATACCCGCATGCGGACAGGGTTAGTGAAAGTGCCCAAACCAACCCTGCCGCTGCGAATCTGCGGTTCACTTCCCCGTAGAACCGAAGGCTTTGTCGTTTGGATTCAACCAGCGCAAAACGACTGGTGCGACTGCTGCTGCACCTGCCATTGCAAGGGTCTTAGGGTCTGTCACGCCCGCCATGTAGAGGGCAAGTGCTGCCGCCATGAATGAACGCGCCCATGACGCTGCTAGGGCTTTGGCTTGTTCCATTTTTTCGTCTCCTTCTTAGGTTTTGCAGTTGGTGTTGCTGGTGCTTCTACCTTTGGAAATTCTCCCTTGTAGGGCACAAACTTTGGAATGCCAAAACCGACAATTTCCTTGCCTTCGCCGTATGACCGAACCTTCACCATAACCATGCCGCCATTGCGCTGGTCGCCTGTCCCGCTGGTGTTGCCTTCGATCGTCAAACATGTCTTTGAATCGATTAAACCGACAACAATGCCAATGTGTGAAATGCGGTCAACGCCGTCATGTGGGAAATCCATAAATGCCAGGTATCCCAATTGCGGCATGCCTGACCAGCGTTGAATCTCTTTGAATTTATGTGCGCCTTGTGCAGTGCCGACGACTGAATGAATCTTCACGCCTGCCTGTGCTGCACACCAATTGACAAAACTGCCACACCAGGGCAAACCGTCTGCATTTGTAAATTTGCCGTATTTGGTCAGGTTGTCGCCTTCTTCGATTGTACCAACTTCAGCTGCTGCGACTTCGATCAACCGTGCATTCGTACCGTCAGGATAAGTCACGACAACAACAATTTCGCTTCGTCAGCAGTTATTCCAAGTTTGTTTAATAACGCAGTTTTGTCGGCTTGGGCTTTTGCTTCTTGCTCAGCCTTCCAAGCGTCGAATTGTGTAAAACCTGCTGTAAATTGTGCTTTTGTGCATTTTGGTTGATCGTCGTCCCAAATGATTGAATCAAAATCATCTCCATAGACAACCCAACCACCTGTCGGGCACAACATTCTTAGAACTTCACCACCTGTTGCCATTTTATGCCCCTATTTCTAAAAGTGTAATTGTTGAAACTGAACTCTGTTGTTGAACATTACTGTCACCTGTTCCAAACCATGACGCAAATTGTGTTTTGTAGGTTGTTGCAGACGTGGTTGCTGGTGAATCTAAATAAGAAGTTGAAACAGAACCAATAAAGTTTTGGGCAGCCGTGCCGACATAACCAGCCGCGCCTTCGATCAATGATAAAACTGTTGCGCCGCGTAATAACTGCAACCTTAAACCTGTGTCGCTTGATTGTTTTCCGCAACCAGCCTGATTGACCAGCACAAGGATTTTGCTGGTTGAAAGTGTTGGTGTAATTGTTGCAGTCAAGCCAGTATCTGCGTAAGTGCTTGACGCACTTGTCGCGTTTGTGGAATAAGTACCGTTCACCACTTGAAGAACTTTTCCGCCGCCGCTTGCTGGTGTAGCCCATTCCAATGCCGTGCCACCGCTATTAACCTTCAAAATTTGATTTGCACTGCCAATTGCCAAACGTCCAGCCGTATCAGCTGCCGTTCCAACAATAAGATCACCAGCGGCGTCAATTAGTGATTTTGGAATTGCGCCATTTGCTAGGTCGTAAGCAGATTTTACCGCCGTTGGTGTTGCGGCTAAAACTGACGAAGTTGTTGAAGTTGAATCTGATAACTGAACTGCGCCTGCAACCGAAGTTGTTGCCGCTGCGATTGAAAGAGTTAACGCGCCACTAGTGCCACCACCTGCAAGTGGGGCAGTTGTATTGACCGCAGTGATGTCACCGACGTCATTTGTAATCCAAGTAAAATCCATGTCGGTGTTTGACGCTTTTGAAAGAATCTGACCTGTTGTTCCGCCAAGTAAATCAGCCATTGATGTGGCGACCGCTTGACCAAATGTTTCAAAATCTGCTGGTAAATCCGTAACGAGATCGCTCGCCGTCGGCATTTGCCACGAAAAGGGGGTGGTTGGATTTGTAATTGGAGTCTCCTTCGTTAAGTGATAATTGTTGCACGCGCCCAGTCAAGCGTTGGCGACACGCCCGACCATGCAAATGAATTAGAAATTTCGTCCCATTGCAATGCCTGCAATGAATAAGCAACGGGCGAAAGATTAAGTGAAACCGAAAGGGTGTTGTATCCCGCACGGAATGACCAGCCTTCAACAAAACCCTGGAAAATTGACCCCATGTTTGACGGTAAATCGCTGATTGCCAATGGCAAGCCCATGAATACACCAATTAGGTTGTCACGGTCAGAATTGTCGACTTCGGGATTTGTCAGGTCATAGGTGATTTCCTTGAAAATAGGCTGCGGGTCTTTTCTAAGTGCCAAATAAAAGTCCGCCTGGTCTTCGGCGTCAGCTGCATTGTGAAGTGTTGTGGTGATGATCTGGGAAAGTGTGCCGTAATTCAAAATTGACGTTGCGTCACTTGCAGATTTTTCCGCGCTGCTGGTTGCGCCGTATTTGATCGTCAAATTGTTACGAACGTCGCCTGCGCGGGTTGCAATGCGCAAACCCGCTGCGCGTGCCTGATTGGCAGTTATTTGAACATAACCATTTGCCGATAGGTATTGGCTTCGGTGCGTTGCGTCAGCGTAGGAAATGCGCCCCTGGGCGTCCTCATAAATGTAACCAAGCCCGGAAGTCGCCAGTGCTGAAACCAATGAATAAACGTCGGTTCGACTGCTTGAACGGGCTGCCAATTCGTAATCGCCTGGACGATCAATTTCGCCCAAACCTGTGTTGCCAGCCTGCGCCCAGGTGATTGTCGGTGTGTAGGTTGCCCACGTCAATGCACCTGGCACTTCTGCCCAAGTACTCAACAACAATGCTGCAAGTATCGTGTAAATCTGTGTTCCGTCAAATGCTTTTGAAAGCACCCCATTGGTCAATGCCTTTGGCAAACGTGCTAATGCGCCCAATGCGGTGATTGTATAAGTTTGCGTGAACATGGTTGAACCTACGTCGCGCACTTCCAACCCAATGTCCACAACATTGCCGCCGAAGATTGGCACAAATGTGTTTGACGTGTTTTTGATCTGAATCGAAATGGTTGAATTGATGTTGACTGGGATTGTAGATTGGTCAAGATCGATCAATTGAATGTTGGCATAGCCCGCTTGGGCTTGCTCATAAATGTTTGTTCGACCACTTTGAATAGTCAAATTTGCTAAAACTGCCGACGTGTATTCAACGCCGTTAATTTCAACCTTCCAAACGGGCGACCATTGCGTCATGTTAAATCGCTATCAGCGCGCCAGCGCCACCCGTGCCGCGGTAGTAAGAATTATTTAATGTGTCCACAATAGTCCGTGCCGTACCTTCAGAATCAAGCGCACCTGTTACCGTCAAATTGATCACTGTCCCACTGGTTGCTGCTTCCGCTGCGCGAAATGTTCCAGGGTTGAAATTACTCGAAACGACATTTGATGTTGCCGCAGCTGCTGCCGCTACCGATTGGGCAGCAGTGACACCTTGTGACTTAGCAGCAACCGTTTTTGCAAATGCTAAAGATTCTGCAACGCTTGCAGCCAAAATTGCCTTTTCAGCGTCAGTTTGTTCAACCGCGCCACTCGAAAATGCTTGACCATTTGGCATTGTACCGCTAAACCCTGCCGCGCTACTGCTACCGCCTTCGCCAATTTTGGGAATGTATCTAATGTCTGAACCTGGCTTGATTAGGTTCAAACCACGAATAACCAGGTTAATTCCGTCAATAGCAAAATTGATAAGTGGCTTGATTGCACCCAAGACTTTAGCAAATACTGTGATCAAAATTTCAGCAATGTTGCCAACGACCTTTAATGCGTCACCAATTGCGCTGCCGATTTTTGGTGCAATAAATTTAACGACGTCCCAGAAATCTGAAAACTCATCTTTCGAATTCATGACCGCCGTTTTGACTTTATCAAAAATAGACTTTACGCCCTCGATGATTGGCGTGAATGTTTGTTTCAATGTCGTGCCCACGTCTGTGACAACCTTGCCGAATCCTTGACTTTCGGTCAGGCTGAAGGCTGAAGTAAATGCCTGGATTGCTGGCAATGCGTTTTCATTGATGAATTGCAAGAATTTGTCAAGGATTGGAAGCAGCGCGGTTCCCAATGTTTCCTTTGCTTCATTGAATGCAACCTGTACCCGTGCAATTTTGCCCGCGTATGTTTCCGCGTTTGCAGCGGCTGCGCCACCAAATAATTCAGTCAGGCGACCTTGAACCTGCTCAAATGACATGGTTTTAAGTTCGGCTGCGTCAAGTCCAATGCCCAATTTGCCAAGCGCGGCAGTGTTTCCGTCATACGCTTTGCCCAAACTATTTGCAACGGCTTCAAGTGGCTTGCCTGTTGCTGCGCTTATGTCCAGCGCGGTTGAAAGTAAATCTTGTGCCTTTGTGATGTCGCCCGTCGATCTAACCAGCCGACCCAATGCTGGGCGAAGTTGATCGTCTGCCACACCCGTGGCAAGTGACATTTGAAGAATCGAATCTTCAGTTGCCTTAATTTGTGCAGTCGTTGCACCCGTTGCGTTTTCCAACGCCAATGCCAATTGTGTCTGTGCTTTTTCATCTTCAATTGCAGCCTTGACGCTTTCGATACCGATTGCGATTGCAGCAGCACCAGCAGCGGCAGCAGCTGCGGCGAAGGCTTTTCCGATCGCAACGCCAGCCTTGCCAACCTTGTCGCCAAATGAATCGACGTCGCCGCCAGCGGTTTTTAGCGATTTGTTAAGATTGTCAACGTCGCCAAGAATTGAAAGTTTAAGGGTACGACTGCCAGCCATTAGTCATACTCCTTCACGATTTTTGAAAATGATTCTTCCCACTTTTTGATGATCTCAGGTTGGGCGCTTCGAAGTGTTGGATAGATAAACCAACCGCGTGACCCACGACCTTCACGCCCAGACCAAACAGGGAATTGCTTATAACGATTTGAACCAAATTCGTAACCGCCCCAAACCTGTTGCGTTGTACCGCCGCCGCTTAACTTTTGGGCAGCAAAACCAAATGAAATTTCACCGATCTTTGATGACTTGGAAACCTTCGAACCCTGGGCGATTTTTGGTGCAACGCGGTTGCTTGATTGATTAGCCGTTGCAATGATCTTGCCGCGGACGTATTCAGCCAATGCCGAAGTTTGTTGTTTGGCTTGATTGGTTGCTTCTTCGTCCATTGCTTTGAATGATTTAAGAATGGCGCGCAATTCGGCTTTGTCATAACTGATCGCTTCAGTTGCCATTTTTCCGCCTTTCCAAAATTTCAAGTATCGTCAGAATGTCCTCGGCTGATTCAAATTCATTTGGTGATAGCCCCGTTGCCAGGGCTATCTCCCAAACGACTCGACTTAGGCTTCCGACTGGGTGGCTTTTGGGTTTGCTTCACCGACGATCACTTCGGAAATAGTTTCCGTCCACACTTCGATTGGCTTGACTGGTTTCCCAGCTGCTTCTCGCTTCATGGCGTGATAGGCAAGGAATACAAGATCGGAAATTCCGATTTTTTCCTGTGCCTGGGCAATGGTGTTGCCTGTGCTTTTCTCCCATTTCACCCATTCAGGCGGTGCCGCCGTGTAGGTGATTTGGTCGCCGTTATTGTATTCAATTGTGATTGGTAGTTTCATTTTGTCTCCCGATTAGTAGTTTTTAACTGAAAGTTTCTGTAACGCTTCCAACGACAACAAATGACATTGAAACCGTTTGTGCGTCAGGTGCTGACCCGCCCACGCTTGGATAGATTGGCATAACTGTGAAGGCAAAAACTGCGCCTGTCACTGCGGTCAATGATACTGCCAATGCAGTGTTTGGTGCTGATTCTGACGCTGCCCATAATGCTTCGCACAATGAACCAGTTGCGCCCCAGTCTGCCAGCATTTCAACGTCAAATGTCCACTGATCGTCAATGCGCTTGTACGCCTTGCCGTCAAGTGTCTGGTAAGTCTCAATTGTTGGTGAGTTGGTCAATGTCGCACTGGTCGCCTGTGCGTCATAGTTTGTCGTCGCAATCGTCAAGACGAGATCGCGACCTGTGATGATTGTCGTTGGCATGATTCTCCTATGTTGTTTGTGTGTAGTACGTCGAAACGTTTATGTCAGCAACCAGCATTGGGCTTTGTCCTACTTCCAACACTGTCGGCTTTTCAACAACGCCAACAACGTATCCCGCGGGCATTGCCGCGAGAATTCCTATGATGAGTTTTTCCAGGTTATCTAACGAACCTGCGTTGCTATTTGAAGCAACAATGGCTGAAATTGCAAAATTGATTTTGACTTTTGTTGAAGCCTTGCCAATAAGCACGATTTCCATGTATGGCGAATCGGGCACAATGACGATCGCTGGTGGAATTGGTGATTCAGGTACGGACGCGTAGCAGGTCGCCGCTAGACCGCTGAAGGCGTTTGCTAGGGCTGCGCGGGTTTCGGAAACGGCATTGGCTGGCACTATTGCACGATACCTTCAACGTCTAAAAACGGCGTAAGTAATGTGGAAACCCTATTGGTCAAACTTCTACCCATGCGATACGGCGTGCTGGCAAAATCTACGCCTTCGATCTGACCGCCTGCGGCAACGCGTGACTGAAAGACTTCAACGCTGACTGCCAAAATTGCAGATTCAATTGCTGGGTTGTTGGCGTAAATTGCCGCAGCTGAATAGCCTGACAATGTTGCAACGCCTTCAGGAATGATGTCGCGCACTGTTACGTTTGACGACGTAATGGCTGCGGTGAAGTAATGGTCAGTAGTGTCAACGACAGTAACTGTTGCCGTGAATGGTGCTGGCAAACCAGTGACAACAATTGATTGACCTGCCACAAAATAGTGGGGACGCTGCGTGTAATACGTCGCCACGTTGCTTTCTAATTTGTAAGCCGTAACCGCTGAAGTGTTTGCTACCAGCATTGGCAAAATAACGGCTTCGCTGGTATTGATGATTTCGTCAAGATACGCATCTGAATAAAGAGAAACGGACACGCCAAGAACTGTTCGCAATTGACTTGCGGTGACGATTGCTGGCATGTCCGTTTCCTTTCGATCGACTGCGGCGAGATCGGGAGAACCCGCCGCATGCTTATTTTTTACTTATTGTTGCGGAATGCACCATTCGCAAGTTTGATTGCAGTTGCACCGAATGAATAAAGACCAACGGTGATTGAACCGTCTGCCGTTGATTCTGAACGCAACTGGAAGTTGCTTGATTCGTACCATGTGTATGACTCAGGGTTCACAACGATCAATGAACCGTCGTCGCTTCCGCCTGGTGCTGAGAAGTCTGCATAAAGGTCAAGACCCGCAACGTTTCCACGAAGTGAATCAGGACGAAGCGCACCACCAGCGTTCATTGGTTGTGAAGCGACATAAATTGGGCGTCCGTTGTCGTTTAGTGACATTGTGTTTGCCCACTGTGAACTGCCCATGATGATGTTGCGTGCGAAGCCCTGTGTGTTTGAATAAACACTTGCAGCACCGCGTGAAACGTAAGCAAGCAATTCAGCAGCAGTTGGAAGTGCAGCCAATGTTGTTCCGTCGATCGCTGCGTTTGCAACAAGAATTCCGTTGACATAAGCATTTTGCGCCTTCGCTAGTGCTGCAACCATGTTGCGAAGCAATTCGTCGAAGAATAGTGGTGAAGAACGTTCTAAAAGTTCAACGCTGAATTTCTGTTGTCCCGCGAACTTAACCACTGGCACTGATAGGAATGAACTTTCCTGGTCAGTATTTGAAAACGCTGATGTTTCTGATGTGACGGCAACTGTTGGCATTGCGTCAATGCGTGGAATTTCAAAAGTCATTCCAGCGTCAGGCAATGTGCCACGGCTGATCGCGTCAATGCTTGGGCGGATTGTGTTGCCAAGACCATTGATGATTTCAGTCAGCTGACGTGTTGGAACAAGTCCAGCGTTGTCAGTTGTTGTTGCGCCATTGTTTGCGGCGTGAACATAATCGCGCGCGTCAAGGTCGCCCATTGATGAACGAATTGTGTTTTCTAGGTACTTTGCAGCAGTGACTTCAATGCGTGGCTTTGTTGTAAAGCCGCCCACCTTTGGTCGTGCTGACGCAGTGATTGTTTCTGCGGCTTCTACCGTCTCGACGGCTTCCGCTTGTGTGACGGTGTTGTCCACTTCGTCTCCTTCTGTTGTTGGTGTTTCTTCAGGTTCAATTGTTGAATCTGAAACTTCATTTTCGTCAGCAGTTGTTGCGGCGACTGATTCGACGCGGGCTGATCGGATTGCTGGTTCTGACGTCAATGCCACACCAGTTAATTCGCCTTTCAAAATGCGAACTGTTCCGTCTTTAAGTGTTTCGTATTCGTCGAATGAAACTTCCACACTAAATCCGTCACGCATTCCTGTGCTTGCTTCGACCAAACTGTCATTGCCTGCGGTTGTCTCAACGATTTTGAAAACGGCTTCAATGCCTGAATCATCTGAAGTCATGCTTAAAGTTGACCCAATTCTGCGGGTTCTGTCATGTTCAAGGTTAAGCAAAACGGGCGTTGGTTCGATTGAACCAGCAGCGAATTGAACTTTGCCAATTGACGCACTGCCAGTTTCTTCAAATGTAACAATGCGACCGGTGATTGTGCGACGGTTTGAATCTGCCGCAGTGATTTGCATTGGTGTGATTACTTTTTTCATAGCAGCATGTCTTCTTCCTCGCGTATTTCGTCGATCGACATTGCGCCGATACGATTTAAGATTTCATAAACTTGCGCGCGCTCGTATGGATTACCGCGAAGGAAGTCGTCTAAATCAAACGACACGCGATTTCCTGCTGGGGTGAAATCCGCAAATGACAAGCGTTGTTCGATTATCGACATGTAATTTCTAAAAGCAAAATCGACGAGATCGCGCCTTTTGTCTAAGGCGTTGGAATAAGTGAACGTCGACTGTTGTGAATCTGTAAAGTATGCGGGCAAACCTGCGGCACGTGATAATTCAAGGGCAAGGTAATTGCGTGCTTCGTTTAGCTGAAGATTTTTTGGGTCATAACCAATTGTTGAAAGATCAACGTCGGCGTTTAAGTAAATGACGGATTTCTTTGCGCGATTACGGATTGCACCCAATAACTTTGAAACGCGATCTGCTGGCAATGATGTGCCGTTTGATTTCAAAACCATTTGCGGAATTGGGTCTGCTGCAAAATCTAACGCTGCACGTTCCAATGCAGCAGCGGCGCGAATTGTGCGTCCTGCACGATTCAGCAAACCTTCTTGCGCCCCAGCAAATACAACCAAATTTGAAGGGTCAACGTATGAACCGTCGATCGAATAGGAAACAATTTCCGTTCCAATGCCGTTTGTCTGAATTGTTACGCGCTCAGGTGCAACTCGTTCCATTGCACGAATTTTGCCTGTGTCTGCATAACGTTCCATGACATAGGCATAAGCGGAAGGAAAAAAGAATAAGTCGGAAATAATCCACGACCAAAATGTTGCACCAGGAATTCGCGGGTCAGGCTGATTGATAACGCGTGGCTGCGTTACCTTTTCGCCTGTTGCTTCATTGCGTGTGTGCATAGGTAATGAAGCAATTGTTTGAATTATTCCTAACGCACGAGCAACTGTTGGAATCGTCATTGCTTCAGATCGAATTGCGCTAGTTACACCTGAAAAGAAAAGTTGTCCCTGTTCAGGGTAGTACGGCGCAATAGCAGCTGCGTCAACCGAAGCGGCATTGACGGTTGCCTTCGGCTTCTGCGGAACGAACAAGTCAAATAAACCCATGCGCAAATTGTGTCAGGCTTATACGATCAACCCACCATGATGTCAAGATCATTCTCTGGGCGTGTCGCAAAATGGGAAACGAGACTGACGGCGACTGCACCGCAAACGACAGATTGTGACGCCCTTCGTCCAATTACCCAACCCCCGTCCCCACGACGTAATTGAACCGCTGCCAAAACTTCTTCCGACAATTGTGGCTGACCACGGTGTTTCAAACGCCCTGAATTGATTGCCGACAACATTTCGTCACACGCCTGCGGATAAACCCCGTCCATGTCGAAAATTGGAATGCCAGCGGGTGCAAGGCGCGCGGCTACGGCTGCACTGGTTTTTCGACTGTAAAGGACGTATTCGGTCGGATACTTTCGGGCATAATCTGCCAAGTCATTGGCAATTGCTTTATCGTCCAATTGAAGATCGTTTTGCCAGGTGTGCAACAACTTAACCACAAACTTTTCTTCACCCAATTTTTGCGCCCCCAAAAACGACTCAAGAAGCCACGAAAATGACTGAGAAGGTCATAACAGGTCGCCAACCGACCGAAGAAGCCTTAAACGGGCTTCAAACGGTTTTGGGTAGGGACACAGATCGTGAAAACGCCCTATTTGGCGTCCAAACCCCGCGAATTCACACGCCACTGAACGATTTACCCTCACGCGGGCATGAATTGGTTGATTTAGCCAGCAGTTTGAAGATCGAACTTATGGAATGGCAGAAATTTGCCCTTATCAACAGTCACAAGGTAAAGCCTGACGGTCGCTGGGCGTCGCCTGTCAATTGCATTGTCGTCGCACGGCAAAACGGAAAATCATTTCTTCAGCTGATTCGAATTCTTGGCGGTCTTTTCCTATGGGACGAAAATTTGCAGATTGGTTCGGCTCACCGCCTTTCCACGTCCCTTGAACAATTTCGTGCAATGGTGCAGATCATTGAAGCCAATGATTCACTTGCCAAACAAGTCAAAAAAATTCGCTGGCAACATGGCGGCGAAGAAATTGAAACCATGACAGGAAATCGGTTCATTGTGCGCGCTGGTGGTTCGGCTGCTCGCGGTGTGTCCCGACCTTCGACAATTCACTTGGACGAATTGCGCGAAATGACCGACATTGAAAGTTTTGCGTCCTTAGGTACACCCTCATGGCAGCGGCAAACCCAATGGTCATGGCGTACACAAATGCGGGAGATTCGTCGTCCGTAGTGCTTAACCAGTTTCGGGACAGGGCACTGGCAAGCATTGCGGGCGTCGAAGATGAGATTGGGTATTTCGAATGGTCTGCACCGACTGACGAAATCAGCGTGGAAAACGCACGGCACGCAAACCCTTCAATGGGCACGCTGATTCATGCAGACAACATCAAATCCGTTTTGAACGACCCACCTGACGTCGTAATGACGGAAGTGTTGTGCCGTTGGGTTGTTGCCATAAATAGCGCGGTTGATTCTGCCAGTTGGGGCAATTGTTTGGATAAAGCAGCTGACTTGGACGTTGACAAATTGACTTGGTTGGCAATTGACCTTTCACCTGACCGCAGA